GGCAACACATTTAGTTATTGGTGACCCCCATTGCACACCTAGAACAAGCAATGAAAGATTTCTGTGGGCAGGTAGACTAGCTGCAGATTTTAAAGTTACACATGTAATATGCATGGGTGATTTTTGTAGTATGGATTCTTTATCTAGCTACGATCGTGGTAAAAAATCTTTTGAAGGTAGAAGATATCAAAGAGACATGCAACATTCTCATGAAGCATTATCTTTATTTAATCAAGGTTTAGGTAATTACAAACCTAAGAAGATTATGATTCATGGTAATCACGAAGATAGGATTGATAGATTTGTAGAAGATAATCCAGAGTTAGAAGGATCTATAAGTATAGACGATCTAAAGTTTAAAAAGTATGGTTGGCAAGAAGTAAGATACAAAGCTATTAAAGTAATAGATGGTGTACATTACTCACACCACTTACCATCTGGTATTATGGGATCAGCTATATCTGGTGAGAATATTGCACGATCTATCTTGACAAAACACAAAGTTTCTGCTACAGTAGGACATAGTCATTTGTTTGATTATGCTATGTCTACTCTACCTAATGGTAGAAAGTTACATGCTGTATCTGCAGGTTGTTATCTTAACCATAAAGAATTTTTTGCTAGAGATACACAACATATGTGGTGGAGTGGTTTAATAGTTAAAAGAGAAGTTAAGAATGGTAATTATAATCTAGAAACAATTGATATCAAAACTGTTAGGAGAGAATATGGAAGCTGATAATGTAAATAGACCAGTGCATTATATGCATGGTAAGAAAGAAACTATTGATGTTATATGTGACTGCATGACTAATGATGAGTTTCATGGATATCTAAAAGGCAATATCTTGAAGTATGTTGCAAGGTATAAATTTAAAGGAGAACCATTGGAAGATTTACAAAAAGCACAATGGTACTTAAACAGACTAGTAAAGGAGGTCAGTAATGGGGCAGGTTAAACAAGCAGTGCTAGAAGTAGAAGACTTTGTTTCTGCATGCGTTAGAGATGGTAGAACTCTTAATCAAACTATAAGAGATGCTAGAGAATCTAAAGCTGCAAGACATAATCCATATCTTGAAGATGAAGATATGGTAGAAAATAAATACTATCAATTTAAAGGAGTGTGGTAATGGACATAAGATCGTTAATAGTAAAAGCGTTAAGAAAAAAATATGAAGCAGATATAGAACAGGCAAAGACAACTGTTAATATATATCTTGAAAGACCTGTGGGTATAGGTGAACACCCACAACATTTAGAAGAAGTAGATAAATTACTTAGTGTAATTGTTGATGCAGAAGATAAGATGAGAGCATTAAACAATCACTTTGATGATGATATTCCATTTTAATAGGAGGATATATGGAGAAAGAAAAAGGACAACCTAAAACATATCTCGTAACATCTGAGTTACTTATGGATCTTATGAGATATTTAATGACAAGGCCATATGGTGAAGTTCATACTGTTATGAATAAACTAGCAAGCCTTACACCTCATACAGGAGAAAGTAATGAAGGAAAAAAGTAATATAGATAAGTATACAGGTATACTATTTGAGTTAAAGATAGGACTTAATAAAGACAATGCAATAGTAGTAGATTATGGTGGTAAACCTGTAGGTAAAATTAGAGAAGCATTAAAAGGTTATCCATATCATGGTAATCTATGTGCTGCTGTAATAAATCATGCTAATTCTGTAGGGAGAAAATTAGAAAATGATATTAAACAAATTATACAAAAAATATAAAGTTTATTTAGTGCAAAAAAAAAGACACCCAGAGTAACTTCTCTGCGTGTCTCGTTGTTGCCTGCTCAAGGGGGGTCGTTATGGCTCCCCTTTTTTATTTTAGTTTATTCATTTGCTCATTTAAAGATTTTTTAACTGGTAATATTAATCTACCAGTATCATCCTGTGGGTTCATTAATTTAGCAATTCTTGTTATATATACATCTTTTAAAAATTCTGTATAATCTTCTTTTTCAGCGTACTTACCTAACCCATCAAAGTAATCAATTGTATCATCACCTCTAGCAATAGATTCTCTAACACCCTGAAAATTAGAACCAGTTTTTATTAAATTTAAAAAGTCTTTAATACTTTCTTCTGGGCTGTTATATTTTTTTACCTTTGCTTGTTTATCTGGATCTGATGATAGTATGTAAGGTTCTTTACCTATAGCCTGTATACCAAAAAAATTATTAGCTGCTTTAGCTGTATCTGCATCTTTGTATTTAAAGTTACCTGTTTCAGCTGTAGCTATAGTTAAAATAAAATCATCATTAAGATTAGCTTCAAAAGAATCTGGAGCATAAGTAGATTTTACTTCTCTTATTTTTTTTAAAAAGTTTCTGTGATCTTTAAATTCATCCATAGTTGAATGTATAAGTAGTAAACTAACAATTCCAAGCCCTAAGAGCTTTATTAATTCTTGAATTAGGGTCATTAGCAGTTTTAGCAGATGTAAGTTTTTTCTTCATACCTTTCATCCTAGCACAAAAGCTAGCACGCCTCTTGTTGCCAACCTTTTTGCTAGGTCTTTTTAAATTAGCACCAGTCGTTCTTTTAAAATATCTACGACCTGCTTCATTCAATCCACCTGATGGGTTCTGATATTTTTTTGCTACCATTATTTTTTCTTTACTGTCATTGCTGCTCTTCTAAATTGTTCAGCAGTTGGTGCACCTTTAGCACCTTTCTTTCTCATTTTACCACCACGCTTTCTTTTAGCATGGATATTAGCATAAAGTCCTTTTCTCATTATACTTTCTTAGCTAGTTTTTTATTTATTTTTCTTTGAACTGCTTCTGGTAATTTAGAAAAACCTTTAAGTTTTTTAGGTACATTTTTACCTTTTTTACCATTCTTCATTTTCATACCATTTTTCATCATTAACTATATCTCCTGTATTTAGCTGTTTTTTTTGCAATCCCTTTCGGTTGCTTCACAAATTGTTTGCCCTTTTTTGTTCCTTTTCGTTTTGCTCTTGTCGTTGCCGCATACTCCGCAGATGATAGGGCCTTGATAGCTTTCTCTGGCAAATAACGCTCCCCCGTCTCCGAAGATTTCTTGCCAGATTTCGTTCTCCATTTTTGTTTTCCCCATGCTTTAAGACTCCTTTGACTTTTTGCAAGTGCCATTATGCTTTTCTCCCTTTTCTTATAGATTCTTTACCTTTTCTAAATATAGCTGCTACCTGCGTTTTACCCATGACCTTTGCTCTTTGCTCTCCTACAGTTAGGATTTGTATTTTTCTTGCAAATGGTTTAGATATCTTCTTAACTTTTGCAACAGTTTTACGAGCATCAGTAGGAGTCGCAAACTTAATTCCAACAGTATCCTTAGGATTCTCATCTGTGTAAAGCCTCCTACCAGATCCTTTTGGTTTTTTACCTGTACCTACTTTAGGATCTCTTTTTTTTGCCATAAGATTTCATTTCTTTAATATGCTTTTCAATAACTTTACTCTGCTTCTTATGTAAAGCAGATGCTTTCTTTAATGCTTTAGCTACTTTTTTTATTTTTTTTACCATTTTTTTTCTTTGCTTTACTTGGTAATAAACCTTTATTTACTGCACGAGCACGTTCACTAAATCCTAGTTTTTTACCTTTTTTTATTTTATCTTTAATTGTTGATACTTTTGCTACCATTATATTTTTCTTGCCAATAGTTTTTTCTTTCAAGTAATCTAATTTTATATTCTAAATTATTTATACCTAAAATTTTTTTAATAAAAGATATCATTATTTATATCCCCCTCCTGCAGCCTTATACTGTTTGGCTAGCATCTGGGCTTTTCTGGCTGACCATTGTCCACTCTTTCCACCCTTTGTTCCTGCCATTATTTTATTAAATAATCGCTTTCTCATTCCAGGTTTAGTATAGTTGCCAGCTTTATTTACTGTGCTTTTTTTCTTAGTCATCTTTTAACTCCTTAAAATGATAGTCATAACTACCTTCTTCATGTTCATCAGTTATCCATTTAGAACTAGTTTCAACTGTCCATCTTCTATTATTAACTAATCTATTAATAAGGGGTTTCTCATTTGGATCAGAGCCTGTTGATGCGTCAAAGACTCTTAGTCTATTGTTGGGTTGTATTGCATAATTACCATCATCTAATTCTAGTACATGGCCACACTTATGTTGATCTGGATGTTGTGAATATCCGAAATCTAATTCGTTAAAATCTCCTGGCCCCCAATCTATGGTAAATAAATATGTACCTGTACGTTTTACTTTACGTCTAGATATATATTGCATTTTATTACCTGCTATTTCATAGAATGTGGTTACACTTACATTGTAACTAAAACTATCCCACATAA